GAAATGGAAGAAAATAATAGATTTATGAAAAAGCACGATTTAAGACACATCCAAAAGATTGAAGAAACTGAAGACTCAATCATTATCACATACGATAAACTTATGGATGAAATGGAAGAAAGTTATCATCATGACGACGATGAAAAAAGAGGAAAAGTTGGCTCAATGATTTCAGATGGTATAGAGTTACCATTATACGACACAAAAGAAGAAGCTGAGGCTGAAGCTGAGAAACTTGGTGGTAGTGGCTCACATGAGCATACTATGGACGGAGTTACTTACTTCATGCCTTTTGATACACACGAACAAGCTAAAGAGGTTATGGGTAATATGAATATGAATGAACACACTCCAGACCATGATGAGGATGAAATGAAAAAACCATTATACATGAGAAACAATCCTAACGCTGAGGTAAGAACTTTTGATGTTCAGGATTTAGAGCTAAGAATGGATGGAGATAAACCAACTGTTGTTGGCTATGGTGCAGTTTTTAATTCTATGTCAAATGACTTAGGAGGTTTTAGAGAGTTTATATCTCCTAAAGCTTTTGAAGGTAGATTAAAAGATGATGTACGATTTCTAATAAATCACGAAGGTATGCCTTTAGCAAGAACTACTAACGGAACTCTTAGACTATCGGTTGATGAAAAGGGATTGAGATATGAAGCTGATTTACCAAACACTTCAACAGCTAAAGATTTGATGGAACTATTAAAAAATGGAACTATTAGTCAATCAAGCTTTGCGTTTACTGTTGAGGAAGATAGTTGGGAAGTTAAAGATGGAATGAACATAAGAACTATTGATAAGGTTTCACAGTTATATGATGTCAGTAGTGTTACTTATCCAGCTTACAACGCTGCTAGTAGTTCTGTCGCTTTACGTTCATTAGAAGAATGGAAGTTAAAAAATAATAATTCAGAGGGCATAAATGAAGAAGAAGACTTAAAAAAACGCTCCCTCGCTGAAATGCGTTTGAAAGTCTTGAAAAATAAATATTGATTTAAATTTCTATAAAATGAAAAATTCAAAAGTAATCAAAGAGGAAAGAGCTGAGATTATCGAAAGAATGGAGAGTTTAGTTTCTTCTGCTGAAGGACGTGACCTAACTTCTGACGAGTCTGTTGAGTTTGACTCTTTAAATGAAAAAGTGGAAGAGTTGAATAAAATGGCTACTCGTTCTGCTAAGTTTGAGGCTTTGAAAGCTTCTCAAGCTGTAAAAGAAGAAAGAACAAACACTCCAAAAGAGGTTGAGGCTTTTTCTTTTCAAGAAGCTATGCGCCAAGCTATGAGCGGTAACATTTCAGGTCTTTACAAAGAAATGGACCAAGAGGCAAGAAATGAAGCTAAATATACAGGACAAAACTATAAAGGTTTAGCTGTTCCTTCTTCTGTTTTAGAATCAAGAACTGCTGTTGAAACAACTGCTGTTAACTCATCTCAAACTATGAGTTTCACTGACCAGTTAGAAGGTAACTTGGTATTAAGGTCAGCTGGTGCTAACTATTATGGTTCTGTAACTAATATGAAGTTCCCAGTCATTTCTGGTGTAAACTCTTACTTTGTTGATGAGAGTGGTGGTTCTTCTGTAACTCCTACTGGTACTGCTTCATCAGTAACATTATCACCAAAGAAGATAATTTCTGTTGTTAATGTTTCAAATGAGGCTTTAGTACAAAATGCTTCTTTAGAGGCTGCTTTGAGACGTAACATGGCGCAAAATATTGCTGCAACGATTGAGAAAGCTTTGTTAGATACTACTGACGATACTTCTGGTGGTCCAGCTTCAATATTTGCTGATGCAACAGCAGCTGGTAATGCTATTGATGCTGCTAATATCGTTGATATGGAGGCTAGATATATTGCATTAGGAAATAAGATAGAAGGTGCTAGAATAGCTTATCTTTTAGACGTTGATTCATATAAAGATGTGAAAACTTTAGCTCAAGTAGCTAATGTTTCTCCAATTTATGACAATGCTGAAAAAGAGTTGAATGGGTATTTTTCTTTTGCTACTCCTCATCTAGCTGTCAGTGGTACTGCCGATAAAGGTCACATTTTATTTGGTGACTTCTCAAAAGTACATATTGCTCAATTTGGTGGTTTAGATTTTCTATACGACCCATACACAAATGGAGCAACTGGAGAGCCAAGAATGATTGTAACTTCTTTAGTTGATGGTGATGCTGTACAAAATATACAATCGTTTCTTCAAATAACAGAAGCATAATTTTAACTTTAATGGAGGGAGTGGAAACACTCTCTCCCTTATTTTTTTTTAGATGGATTACTATAACTTTAATATGAACACGTTTGGAGTTAATAACTATGTACCTTATGGTAAGTTAGTTCTTAAAACTGCTCCAACATCAAATCCAATTAGTTTAGCTGAGGCAAAATCTTTTTTAAGAATTGACTCTGATTTTGATGATGATGACACTTATATAACATCCCTAGTTAGAGTAGCTACTGGTGTTGTTGAAGAATTCACTAGAAGAAGATTAATAACACAGACTTACAATATTTTTTATGATGACTTCCCACCTTACATAGATTTACAAATTGGAGATGTAGCTAGTGTTACTCATATTAAATATTATGACTCTGATAATGTTTTACAGACGTTGGCTACTGACCAATATGATGTAGACACTAAGATAAGACCTGGTAGAATATATGAATCAGAAACAGGTAACTTTCCTGACACTTATGATAGACCAAATGCTGTTGAAATAGAGTTTATAGTTGGAGGTCTAGCTGATGATATTCCAGCTCCAATAATACAAGCAATCTATATCATTGTTGGTAGATACTATGAAAACAGACAAGATGTTGTAATGGGAACACAAGTTAATGAAGTTCCTTTAATGGTTAACCACCTTTTAACTCCATATCGTTTGCTAGAACTATGATTATAGGAAAAATTGATAGAAAATTAAAACTTCACAAAAGAATCTTTACCACAAACTCTTATGGAGAAAGGGTTTTTGATGGGTCTTTGTCAGTTACAATTTATGGAGATTTTAACTTTAGAAGTGGTAATACAAAATATGATGCTGATGCCTTAATAAATGATGAGAACATAGAATGTTTGATAAGATATAGAACTAATATTGGTGTAAGTCCTCAATTCTATATTAGACATAACTTTAAAAATTATACAATAAAAAGTATCAAAGAAGTAGGTAGAAAGGAAAAAATGATATTAAGCTTGGAGCTTTCAGATACTAATGATGTAAGCTTGACATTGTAATGGCAATAGGAACAACAAAAATATTAAGAGGTAATCAAGGAGGACATTCTGGTTTTGTTACAGCTACTATTGATGAGAAAGAACTCAACTCATTAATTAAGGACTTAGAAAGTTTAAACATGTCTGATAGTAAAAATAAGACACTACTTAGACAAGGAATGAGAAAAGCTGCTAAACCAATATTGCAAGAGCTTAAAACATTAGTACCAGTAAAGTCAGGAAGATTAAAAAAGTCTTTAGCTATTATAAACGGTAAGAATATAAAAGGTCAACCACCGACTGTTTTTGTAGGTCCAAGAGTTAAAGGTGGTAAAAAAGTGGAAGTTAAAAGAGGTAAAGAAACTATAAAAGTAGGACAATTTGCAACTAAAGAAAAATCAGGATTTTATTTCTATTTCTTAGAATATGGCTTTAGAGGCATACCTGGTTTAAGAATGTTAGATAAAGCCAAAAATAGTCAAGGTAATACTGTTTTAAATAGTGTTATTAAAGAAATAAGAATACTGATTGATAAAAGGATGAAATAATGGAAGTAGGGAAAGTAATTTTTAATATTTTAAGTAATGATGGAAATGTGGCTCCCTTAGTAACAACGGATGGAGACCTAAGAATATTCCCTAGTCGATATAACTTTCCATTTAAAAATGTAGGAAGTAAAATAAGTGTTGATTTACCCTATATTACATATCAGATGTTTGCTGATGAGCCAAACAATACTAAAAATGGAGTGAGTGAGTATGACTATGTTAGAGTACAAATAAGTATTTATGATAATAGTTATGCCGATATGACAACTCTTGCTGGTCACGTAAGAACAGCTTTAGATTATGTGAGTGGTACTTATGATGGAGTAGTAGTAGACAAAATATTTTACCAAGACCAAAACGAGTTATATGATGATTCTGCTGGTTCTATTGGTTTATTTGGTTTGGCTCAGGATTACAGATTTAACATAAATAGATAATTATGGAAACCTATAAAGTAAAAATAAAAAAAGACATTGAATGTAGAGGAGTAGAATATAAAGAAGGCGAATCTTATAAGGTAGTAAGAGCAGTCTTTAACTTCTTAAAGTTTAATGATGCAATAGATACAACAAAGAAAAAGTCTAAGAAGAAGAAAACTTCTGAGGATTTAGATATTAGCTAATTATAAATTATAAAATAAAAAGAAAATGGCAATTTTTAACGGAACGGATTTAATCCTAAAAGTTTCACCATCAAGTGGTGGTGCTGAAGCTAAGTTGATGCACTCTCAGAATGTATCACTTTCAATGAATGTAGACCCAATAGATATCTCAACAAAAGACTCTGCTGGTTTCAGAGACTTAATTGGTGGTCAAAAGTCATTTAGTCTTTCTGCTGATGGACTAATGGACTTTGAAGCTACTGCTGGAGATACAGATGTGGCTGAATTATTTGACCAAATGATGAATAGAACAGCGGTAGACTTTACGTTTGCTCTAGCTACTCCTGCTGGTTATACAATAACTGGAGATGGTTTTATTACTTCTCTAGAGGTTACTGGTGGTACAGAAGATGCTCCAACTTACTCTTGCACGATTGAGGGAAGTGGTGCTATCACTAAAACGAATGTGTAATTGATTTCTTTGTTTGTTGGGGATTGTGCTTCGGCACGTCTCCCAACTAACAAATTTTAACAAATAAAGATAATGTACGAAGTAGTTATAATAAATGGGAAAGATTACCCAGTAAGATTCGGAATGAACGCTTTAAGAATGTTCTGTAAAGATACTGGAAGAAGTTTAGCTGACTTAGACAAGCTAGGAAAAGAAATAAGCTTAGACGATGCTTGTTATCTAATCCTAAACGGAATAAGAGACGGCTCAAGAGTGAGTGGTCAAGAATGTTCTTTAAATGTTTACGATGTTGCTGACTTGCTAGACGAAGATTTTGAGGCAATTAATAAAGTTTTGAATGTATTTTCAAATCAATTTAATGCTAAATTTGAAAAAGAGGGAAACGACAAAGCCACGAAGAAAGTGGCGAAGGCGAAGAAATAACTTGGGATAAGTTAGAAGCTATTGGTTATGGACTTGGGTTGTTACCAAAAGACTTTTGGAGTATGACATTTCATGAGTTTTTATGTACTCAAAAAGGCATAAATGATAGATTAGAACTAGAGCAAAGATATGAATGGGAAAGAGTTAGATGGTTGGCATGTGTTATTTTACAGCCTCACACAAAAAAAGGACAAAACTTAACACCTGAAAAACTTGTTAAGTTTGATTGGGAGAAAAAGAAAGTTAAGACCGACATCGAGAAACAAAAGAAAAGGGCAGAATATATTAAAAAGAAATACGAATTGCTAAACAAAAAAGATGGCTCAAAAAACTCTTAGTGTAAAATTATCACTTAATGATAAACAATTCCAAAGTGCTTTAAGAAAGTCTACTAGGTCTATTCAAAGATTTGGTAAAAAAATGCAAAGCTTTGGAGATACTATGACTAGAAGCATTACACTTCCAGTTATAGGTCTAGGTGCTGCTGCCGTAAAGTTAGCATCTGACTTTGAAGAAACTCAGTCTAAATTTAATACCATTTTTAGAGATATTAGTGAACAAGCTGAATTAACAGCCAAAAATCTTTCTGATAATTTTGGTTTAAGTTCAAGAGCTGCAATGCAATTACTTTCTGATACTGGCTCACTACTTGTTGGTTTTGGTTTTACTCAAGAAGAAGCTTTAAAATTATCTAATGAAGTAAATAAATTAGCAGTAGATTTAGCATCATTTACTAATTTTAGTGGAGGTGCTGAAGGTGCTAGTAGAATACTTACTAAAGCTTTATTAGGTCAAAGAGAAGCGTTAAATAGTTTAGACATAGCTATAACAGAAACAGATTTAAAACAATTTGCTGAAGAACAAGGTTTAGTTTTTAAAGAATTAACAAGAATAGAAAAAGCAAATCTTACTTTTCAACTTGCAGTAAGACAATCTGCTGACGCTGTTGGTGATTTTTCTAGAACTTCTGATGGTTTTGCGAATCAATTAAGACAATTAAAATCAGACCTTGAAGATGTTGCAGTAAAGATAGGAGTTGAATTGCTACCAATAGCTAAAAGCTTAGTTACTGGTTTGATAGATTTGACTAAATTTACAAGTCAATTTTCGGATGAACAAAAAAAAGGAGCTTTACAAGTTGCTGGTTTTGTTGCTGCTTTAGGTCCAATAATTTCTATTGGAGGAAGATTAGTTAAAGCTTTTTCTTTTGTAAGAAAGTTCTTTTTAGGTAAGTTCTTACCAGCTTTAAGATTAGTTGCTCAAGTGTTAATGAATCTGACTCCAGCAGGTAGAATAGTGAGTGGATTAATTGTAGCTGCTTCTTATCTTGTTACAAATTGGGGATTAGTAAAAAAAGGTTTTGATGATTTAGTAGGCTCTACAACAAGACTATTAGAAAAATTAGGTTTACTTAAAAAGCAAGAAGATTTAGGATTAGACTTTTCTATACAAGAGGGAGAGGTTTTAACTCCTGAAGAAATGATGCGTAGAGCAGCTGCTAGACAAGGTGTTAAAATTGTACCTGGCAAAAAGCCAGTACAAATGTCTGAAGAAGAAAGAGAGGGTAGAGCTAAAATGGCTAGTGATAAGGCTAGAGCTAATCAATTTAAATTTGTAAAATCTATTGAAGCTACTTCAGTTGCACTAAAAGAAGTAAAAAAGGATTTTTCTAGTTTAGAACCTATTGTAGAAAACTTTGAAAAAAGTTTATCAGGTTTTGATATTGTTGGAGAAAGATTAACTAATAGTTTTCAGTCTTTTGGTAATGTTTTACAAGGTGTGTTTGCTCAATCATTACAAAGCTCAGAGGGTTTCTTTAAGTCTTTTGTAGAGGGTTCTAAGAGAGCAATGTCTGCACTATTAAGTCAACTAGCTGCAACTGCATTTCTTAACGCTTTATTAGGAGGTACTAAAATTGGTTTAGCTTTAGGTTTTGAGAATATTGGTGGTTTTAAAGGTATACCAACTTTATTAGGCAAACTACCTTTTTTCAATAATGGTGGAATAGTTACTGGAGCTACTTTGGCTATGGTTGGAGAAGGACCAGGAACATCAATGAGTAATCCTGAAGTAGTTGCTCCACTTGACAAACTTAAATCAATGATTGGACAAGGTAATGGAAGTGTTGAGGTTTTTGGTACAATAAGCGGTCAAGATATTTTATTAAGCTCTACAAGAGCAAGAAACAACAGAATAAGAACAAGAGGTTACTGATGGCAATAGACCCAAGAATACAATATAAGTTTAGAAGTGATAGAGGTACTTATTACAGAATTACCATAATTGATACAATTAGTTCAACATCTTCTTTATATGATGATGTTTTTGCTAATGATGATGGTTTTAAATTAACCTACGAAACTAATGATGATGACAGATTTACTGGTCTTATACCATCAAAAGTTCAGATAGGATTTTTTATAGATGATGACTCAGGAGGTGGCAATCCAACTAACATAATTTCTATTGTTAACTCAATTAGAAAATCAAATTATAAAAGATGGCAAATCAAGATTGAAAATTCAACAGATGATTCAACATATTATTTATTTTGGACTGGTAATTTTTTAAATGACATTAATGTAGAGGAAGATATATCATTGCCTAGAGAGATTAAATTAACAGCTATATGTGGACTTGGTGCTTTGGATAATATACCTTTTAATGAAGAGATAGATTACAATTTGAATTTCAAATATACATGTTATAGATATATTTTTAACTCTTTAACTATTGATGTTGATACAGAAAACAACTGGGAATCTAATGATTTATTTATTAGAACAGTCGTAGATTGGACCAATTCTGTTATAACAAGAGATGCTTCTACCGACCCATTAAACTCTGCTAGATTTCAAGCTTCAGCTTTTGCTCCAGTCGATGATAATGGAGTTAGAAAGCCGAAAACAGCTTTTCTATTACTAAATAATATTTGCAAAGCCTTTGGAGCTAGATTATTTTTAAGTAATGGAGTATGGACTTTTATTCAAATAAACACCTATGAACAAATGAATAGTGCTACTCCACAATTTGTGAGAGGTTATAAAAAAAATAACAATGGAAGCACTTATACACCTGATTTTACCGCTAGTTCAAATTTAAATAAAACAGAAGATGGAACAAACTTACAACGATTAGCAGGTAATACTTTTGATAAATTAGCTATTTTAAAAGAAGCTAATTTAACTTATGAAATGTTTGGTAGTTATGATTTATTGCCTATTAATGTAAAAAGGATAACCACAGAAGGAGACATTACAAATGCAGCTGTAAATAATGCTATTGTTGCTTGGAATGGTTATCATACTATCGGAACTGGATTTGAAACTGATGGGGACATTTATGGAATTAATGATTTAGTTTTAGCTAATGGCAACTCTATCATAAAATTTGAACTTGGAGAGGTTACTCAAGTAAGTGGATTAACTATTAGAGTGATTAGAAAATTTAATAGAGCTTTTGATGGTACTTATACTGATTTTAGTAATATTACTGGAGGAACTAATACTACTGTACTATTTTATCATAGATTAAAATTAAGAAGTGGAGGTACTACTAGATATGCTCGTTCTACTTATACATCTGGAGGTTTAGCACCTTGGACTTCTAACAATATTTTTGGAAATGCTCCTGGTTATAATAGTCCATATACTTTTTTTGGTCATAGCTCATTATTTAATGCTACACCAACTAATACATTTGATTTGAATTTTGAAACTGCTGAGATTCCTTTTTCTGGAGATTTATCTTTTGAATGTTATGCTAAAGTCTACCATAGCTACGGTTCAAATGACCCTGATACAGGAACTGAAGTAACAACACCAGCAGACCAAGAAAAGTTTTTTATTTATTCTGCTCCTGAAAATGCAGAAGAACAATTAATTCAATCTTATATAAATGGAGAGTCTACCAGTAAACAAATTTTTAGAAGTACTCAAGACATTAAAAATGGTATAACTTATGAAGTAGGAGAAGTATTTATCGGCTCAGGTCCTTCAGCTTCTAATCAAGGAGCTTTAGAGAGTTATAATGGTAGTACTTTTGATGAGGGTACAAATATGAGTTGGGTCGCTTATGGAACTGGAACTGGAGAAAAAATAAGTAATTTATTACTTAATGAAATTATGAAAGGTCAAAATGATGGAGCTTCTATTTTTAATGGTAAAATTAAAATTCTATCCAATAATGTTCTTACATCAGGATATAAATTTGAAAATGGAATTACAATAGATTCTAAATTCTATATACCTTATCAATGCACATTTTTAGCTAATGAAGATATTTGGGATGGCGAATGGTATGAAATTAACACTGGCTCACCAACTTTAACAAATACCATTGAACAAGAATCTTTACAAACCACAACTAATAACACATCTTCTACTAATTCTTGGTAAAATGAGTCTTCAACAATATCTTAACAATAAAGTATTAGCTACCATATCAGTGACAACTTTAACTGATACTATAACATCTGTTTCTATTTTTGCTCCTGGATTACTTATGGCAAACAGTGGAGATGTTGTTACAATAATTCACAAAGGAACAGGTAGAGAATATGATGTTACTTTGACAACAGATTTGACATCTACATCAACTAGACTTGAATTTAGCTCTACTACATTTGATACGCCAATTCCTGAAGGAAGTATTATCATTGATAAAAAAAATACTTTTTATGAAAGAAACAGAAGTAGTTTGCAATTTATAACTTTTTCTAGTCAAGTAGCAGCTACTCAAAATTGGAAAACATTTTCATCTAGTGGAATATCAAATCACACTTGGAACACTGAGACTTCAGATACAGGAACAACAGTAGGAACTTCACAAATAACAGGCATATCCACAGCTATTCAATCTGTTGGAATTGTTGTTCCTTTTGACTGCACTTTGATAGGATTTAGAGCCACAACTTATAGAGTTGGCAATTTTCAAACTGCTGTTGGTTTATTTTGTGGAACTCCTCAATATAATGACAACGCTACTCAAGATTTTACCCTAAGAGCTTATGGTGCTGCTGATAATTCTGCTGGTCCAGATTCTAATTATTCTCAAAGACCAGTAAAAGCTGAAGACTTAACAAGGTCTTTTTCCCTTAGTGCTGGAGATGTTATTTTACCAGCTTTCAACAGTGTTACAAATGATGGTGGTAATGCTAGAATTAGCTACACAATAGTACTTAAAACATATAAACTATTATGATAAAAGAAGAATTAGAAAAATTAAAAATTGATATTGAGGATGCTATGTTAGGAGGTGATTATGAAACTGTTGTAATAGTATTGAAATTAATTATTGATAAAATAGAAGAACTTGAAAGAAAATGAAAAACATACTAAAAGAATGCGCTGACGTTCTTACACTTAACATAACAACTTTGGCTATCAGTTTTACTAAAGTTGAAATGATGCTAAAGATTATTCTTTTGCTTTTATCAATTATATATACAGGCAATAAAATTTTAAAAAGCAGAAAGTAATGGAAGATATTTTAAGATTAGTAGAAACTTATGGAATCACTTTAGTTCTTTTACTAGCTAGTGTTTATGCTCTTTATAAGTTTTTTGTGTTTAGTATTTATGAAGTTAAAGGTCAATTTAGCAAATATCATGAAAATAACGCTAAGGATATGCAATACATAAAAAGTAAAATTGACATTATATTAGAATTTATAAAAGATAACAAAAAATGAAAAGATTATTTTGTAACATATTATATTATTTGAGTTTCAAAAAAATATGTCTTGGACATTGTAATTGTATCATCAAATGAAATATTTTAAGATTGAGGAGTTCAATTGTGATGGTGAGATATGTTTTGATAAAATGGATGCCAATCTTTTGAAAATGTTAGATTATGCTAGAGGCTATGCTGACACTCCTTTTAAATTGACTAGCACATGGAGAAGTATCGAGAAAAACAATTCATTGAAAAACAGCTCAAAAAAAAGCAGTCATCTTAAAGGAATGGCTGTTGATATTGCTTGTTCAGATAGTGTTGAAAGACAAAAAATAGTAAGTGGATTGATAAAAGCTGGATTTAAAAGAATTGGAATATCAAAATCATTTATACACGCTGACAACGACTCTAAGACTGATGCTATATGGCTATATTAAAAAAATTATTCAACTCAGGAGCAAAAGATTTAATAGACTCTGTTGGTAATGCTATTGATAAGATTCATACTTCTGCTGAGGAGAAAGAATTAATTAAAAATGAAATCAATAAGAAAATATTAGACTATGAGCAAAACATTCAAAAAGAAGTTACAAAGCGTTGGGAGGCTGACATGCAAGGCAATTGGCTATCTAAGTCAATTAGACCTCTTAGCTTGGCTTTTTTGCTTGTTGTTCTTTCTGTATTTACTCTCATTGATTTTAGTTTTATTGACTTAGAAATTAAAGAATCTTGGATTGACCTTTGGCAACTTCTAGCTATTACAGCTTTTGGAGCATACTTTGGAGGAAGGTCGTACGAAAAGATTAAAAAATGAAAAAATATAAGCGTTATAGGTTAAAACATGATGAGTGGAAACTGATTGACGAATATAGAGAAGACAAAAAAAGACAATCACTATTAAATATTGAATGTGAAGAAGCTGGAATTAATCCAAATTCTGTCAGCCATTATTGGTACAAAAGTCAAAAGTTTTCGATTTTTGCAAAGCCAAACGAATTTAGCAAAGATGAATTTTTACAATCTATTGAGGAGCTAATTTCACAATACTCTCCTAAATACCCATCTATTGATTATCCTACTAGACAAGATGGTCACCTACTTATAATTAATCCAGCAGACGTTCATATTGGTAAATATGCTGATGCTAATGAAACTGGGAAAGATTATAACATAGACATCGCTAAGAATAGAGTTATAGATGGAGTTAAGGGTATTTTAAGAAACGCTGAAGGTTATCCAATAGAACGTATTTTATTTTGTATAGGAAACGATATATTGCACACAGACAGCATACATAAAACTACAACTAAAGGAACTGCACAAGATGTTGATGGAAAATGGCATAAACACTTTACAGAGGCTCTTGAGCTTTATGTTGAGGTGGTAGAGATGTTGATTCAGATTGCTCCAGTTGATTGCATACACTCTATGAGTAATCATGACTACATGAGTGGCTTTCATTTAGCACACGCTCTCAAAGCTTGGTATCGTAATACAGAAGCTGTGAGCGTTGATGCTGAACCAATGCACAGAAAGTATTATAAGTATAAAAATAGTCTAATAGGATTGACTCACGGAGATGGTGCTAAGTTGCCAAATTTACCTTTACACATGGCGCAAGAACAGCCTAAGATGTGGTCCGATACAAAATATAGATACTGGTATTTGCACCACTTACACCACAAACAAAGATATAAGTTTTTGACTAGCTTTGATAACGTAGGAGTGACAGTAGAGTTTTTACGCTCTCCTAGTGGTAGTGATGCTTGGCATTATACTCAAGGTTATACTGGTAGTATAAAAGCTGTTGAAGGTTTTATTCATAACGAATTTGGACAAATAGCACACTTAACTCACATTTTTTGATATATTTGCATGTTTTTGGTTAGAAAATAAATGTTTTTTTAGTATTTATTAGTTTGTTACAAGGGGATATTTTAGCGAATATCCTCTTTTTTTTTGCCTATATTTAAAAAACTTTAACATTTTTTTACTCTAGTAAATGAAAAAAAATACACTTTTTTTGTTAAAAAGTTTGCACAGAATAAAAAAGCGTTATATATTAGCACCATAATTAATAACAAACTAAAACAACTAATAAACGAGAAAAAAGAAAAAAGAGGAGTCACACAGATTGACTAACCAAAATTCTGACACTATTGCAAAGTGTAGCAAAACAACAACAAAAGCAGTCAACCACTACTGAAACTCGTTTTTTAAAACAACTAACAATGGTGATACTACAACACAAAACAATGGAAATTATCAAAAATGAATTAGGTTTATTTGAATTACACATAGACGGAGAATTATGCGTAGTAAAATCAACTAAAAAAGAAATTTTAGATTTTATAAAAGAAACAAACATTAACTAAAACAAGTTACAATGCAAGATTTACACAAACCAAATTACTTAGATGCCAAATTAGAGCTAGGAACAGAAGTACAATTTTTTAGCTTTAGTTTGACTAAATTATGCTCTTACACAATGGTTTTAGCGTTTCTAACGCTACTTCTATTGTTTTTTATACCAACATACTTAACAGAGATTTTAAGCCTTTATACTGGCTCTTTTATAACTATGTTGGTTTTTTACATTAAATATGGAACTAATTAAAATATTATGGAAAAATTAACAGACAAACACATTCAAGCTCAAGCTTTACAACATCTTTTGATACATTACGAGAAAAAATACGATAGGTACAAAGAATTAGATAGAGATGACATTCTAAAAAATTTAGAATTGTATATTGCAAAAATCAGAAGAACTCTAGTCAATGTTTTAGAGGAGCAAGAAGAAAACAATTATAAACCAATAAAATTTTATTAAAATGCAAAAATTAGTCAAGTCAATAACACCTCAAGGTTCTTTTGAATCTCAATGGGGTACATTCTTTAAATTTTTACTAGAGTTTGAAGATGGAATGAAAGGCGAATATCTTTCAAAAAGTGAAAATCAAAATAAATTCATAGTTGGACAAAATGCTTCAATAGAGGTTACGACTCGAGAATATAATGGAACAACTATCAACAAAATAAAACCAGCATCAACTTTTCAAGGTGGAGATAAAAGCTTTACACCAGCTCCAAAAGATAATAAGACTCAAGAGTATATTATAAAGCAGAACGCTTTGACTAACGCTTGTAACATAGTTGGTGAAGCTGATATTCCCAAAATTATAGAAATAGCTGACGCATTCAAAGAATATGTTTTAAATGATGTAAAACCAAAATCAACAAACAATGGAACAGACCTACCTTTTTAGTAAAGAATCAAGAGATAAAACTTATGACTATGATACTAGCTATTGTTTTAAATTAAGACGTGGCAAGGGATGGCTACACTTAAACAGAAAAGCAACAAAGTTAATAGAACATGATGACCACTATGAAGTTAAACTAGCTGATTGGTATATTAATATAAAAGATAAATTTATCTCTGAAACAATCATAAGACAAGAACAATGTCAAGAGCTTCAAGAATGGTATCTTAAAACAAAAGTAAATGAATAAAATAAATAAAATAGTTGAGACAGCTTGTTATGTTGGGAATATATCTTTAAAAGATTTTAATAGCAAATCAAGAGAAAGACATATTATAGACATAAAAAGAATGACTTACTCAATAATAAGAGAGTCATTAAATGTACCTTTTACAAAAATTGCAAAACATTTCAAAGTAAACCATGCAACTATAATACATCACTGTAAACTCAATAGAGAGCTATTGGAGACTGATAGTTATTACTTCAAAAAATATAATACTATCTACGAGCTTGTAAAAAGTGACTTAAACCTAGTTGATGTTAAAGAGCTGTCTAATTTAATACAAAGACTAAATACTAATAAATTGATAAAATCAAAACTAAATCAACAATTAACTAAATTTTATAACAATGAAGAAACTATCACAAAAAGATAAGGTGCTTAGACATCTTAAAGAAGTTGGACCAATAACTCCACTAGAAGCTTTTAATGATTATGCCATTATGAGATTAACTTCTAGAATATGTGAGCTAAAAGATGAAGGTCACAAAATTAAGTCCGAACTAATATCCAGTAAAAATAGATTTGGAGAAAAAGTATCATTTTCAAAATATACGCTTGATGAAACGAATTAGAGTAGAAAAGTCTAAGAACTTTACTACAATTAACAATGAGTTTATCTTTAATAAGAACTTATCGTTGAAAGCTAAGGGGTTGCTTTGTCACCTCTTGGCTTTACCAGACGACTGGAAGCTATACGTTGAGGAGATGGAAAAGTGGCACAAAGACGGAAAAAAAGCTATTTATAGTGCTTTTAAAGAGTTAACCAAATGTGGTTATATGAAACGAGAGCAAAGACGTAGTAACGGTAAGTTTGAGGGATATGATTATATTGTTTATGAAATACCGTATAGCCAAAAACGGAATACCGAAAAACGGAATGCCGAAAATGGCACACTACTAAATACTAATATTAAATTAAATACTAATATAAATAAAACAGAGAGGGATTATCCTTTTGAATTAAATTTAGATGCTTGGAATTTATGGAAAGAATTTAGAAAAGAACAATTTAGATCTACTTACAAACCATTAGGCGAAGCAGCAGCAATTTCAAAGCTTTTAAGAATCTCCAACAACAACAAAGAAAACCAGGCGCAAATTATTCAACAGTCTATTGAAAATGGGTGGAAGGGATTATTTGAAATTAAAACAGAAAAACAAACCAAAGTTCAAAAGATATTAAGCAACTATCACAAAGGACTTGAAATGATATATAAGGAATATGAATAAAAAAAAACAAGTTTGGTATCTTTATTCTTATGATATAAAAGAACTAAAAAAACAATGTTATGATATTATATCCACGCTTTATGTTCAATTAGGACAATCTCCTGAAGCTGAAATAATAGTTCAAATGACCAATCTATTTTGTAATGACTTAGCTACTAATTATGGCTCAATGGAATTAGAGGAGGTTAGATTTGCCTTAAATCAACACATAAGAGAGAATGACGGACCACACTTTGTAAACGTACCAATGTGGAATGAGGCTTTAAGAAGTTACAAGATGTCTAAAGCACTTAAAAGACAAACAAATCAAATAGACCAATATGAACTTTATAAAAAGCGTGTTGAGTCATTTAGCAAGGCAATAGATAAAAGAGAGATAAAAAAGATAGGCAAATGAAAATATTGAATTTATATGCTTGTTTGGGTGGTAATCGGTATAAGTGGGGAGATGAACACGATATAACAGCAGTTGAATTAGATGCAGAAATAGCTAAACTATATCAAGAAAGGTTTCCTAATGATACAGTTATAGTAGGTGATGCACATCAATATTTATTAGACAATTATAAAGATTATGATTTTATATGGAGTTCGCCACCTTGTCCTACACACTCATGTTTTCAAGTATCTATGAAAAATGTAAGAAAAATGAAATATCCTGATATGAAGTTGTATCAAGAAATAATTTTTTTAAAACATTTTTTTGATGGTAAATATTGCGTAGAAAATGTTATACCGTACTATGAACCTTTAATTCCAGCTAAAAAAAGGGGAAGGCATTTATATTGGACAAATTTCAATTTACCTAGTATAGTTAGCACAAGAAAAAACCCAGATTTGAGTAGAACAAAAAACATAGTTAAGGTTTTATCTGAATTTCACGATTACGATTTTACTAAATATAATGGTAAACAATCAAAACGAAAAATAGCAAGAAACTTAGTAGACTATGAAGCTGGTCAAACTATATTAGATACTGCTATGGGTATAATACAAAAGCAAGACATAAAACAAAGAGAATTATTCTAATGCCTACGACAATAAGTAAACTCAAAAAAAAGCTAGATAAATTATTTAGTGAGTACATAAGACGTAGAAATGCAGACCACTTAGGTAGAGTCAAGTGCTTCACTTGTGGAGTAGAGAAACATTGGAAAGAGCAACAAGCTGGACACTTTCAAAGTAGAAGCCAACACTCTACTCGATGGGATGAGGTAAACGTACAAGTGCAATGTGTTAAGTGTAATATGTATAAACAAGGAGAGCAATATAAATTTGGTATGTATTTAGACCAAAGGTTTGGAGATGGCACAGCAGCAGATTTAGAAAACAGAGCAAAGATAATAGTTAAAGTCAACAGAATAGATTATGAAGAAGCAATCGAAAGGTACAAGCAAAAGATAAAAGAGCTGGATTAACAATCGTTTGTTTAAAACTTTTACATATAAGAATAGATAATTGATTGTATTTTATATATTTACAAAGATGAAGAAAACAGTAATATTTGAAGGAGGAGTGAATAAAGTAAGCACATTAGCTGATGGAACTCTTAGCATAAACATACATACTCAAGAACTACCAGAAGAAACAATGATGAGAGTTTTTAGCTTGAGAAAGTCTCCTGGCATGGTTTTAATTAGCTCTGATGATATAAGCAAAGCAGAACAAGAGGAAGTTGAAAAGTTTACCACAGACTTTGAAGTTGGTAAAACAAAGACTGCTTCACAAAGATTGAGAGCTGTATTATATAGAGTTTGGGAACAAAGCGAACAAGCTTACGATTTTCCTATATGGTATGAAACACAGATGGAAAGAATAATAAATAAATATAAATCAACTCTTGAAGTCTAATAGGGCAACCAAGCATCAAGAGATATATATAAGAACGAAAAACGGACTGAAACTTGTATTACCAAAAAAGATAACATCAGATATAGGATTTCAATTAATGTTTGGTTATAGAGAAGATTATAAATTTGAACATGAAAAAAAACAAAAAAACGCTAATAAATACTTTACAAAAACATATCTAAATATTAAAGATTTTAAATTATATATATAATGAAAATAATTGCTAGTGTTAGCGTTGAAATAAAACTTGAAGATAATGAATTACTGGATGAAGCTAAGGAAAGAGCTATGGATAAACTAGTTGATACTTTAGACGAATGGATAGCTAACAATGGTATTCCTCCAATAATATCAATTGAATATAAATTACCTGAATATGATGAAAAAGACTTTTTAAACTAATGCCAAACTTACCAAAGTCTAAAAAAAAGAGATGGATAGCAAGTAGTCAAAAGACTACTGGTTTTACTGAAAAGCATAAAAGTGAGAACTATGACTTTTATAATAGTAGAGCTTGGAGACAGCTTAGAAAATGGCATTTAGAAAGAGAGCCTCATTGTAGATGGTGTTCTGAGGAAGGCAAAGTAAATTATAAAGATAAGATAATCATTGACCACATAATCGAGATTAAAGATGGTGGTAGTAGACTAGACCAAGATAATCTAATGACTTTATGTCTACCACATCACAATCAGAAAACATCTTGGGCAAAAGCAAAACGTAAAAGAAATGGCAAAGAGTAAATACTACTACGACTATACAAGAAATAGAGATGAAGTTAAAGAAGTTATAAAAGACTTAAATACCAATCCTATACCAAACTACTATGTTGGTAATACTTATGGATATGAAGCTCGTAAAGTGTGTGAGGACTGGGATTTATCGTACAACATAGGAACTGCGGTAACTTATCTACTTAGAAGTAGCTACAAGCACGACAGTCCATACGATTGCATTCAGAAGGCTATAAACCATCTAAACTTCGAATTGGATAAACTAAACAATAGAGAACAATGACAAACGAACTTCTAGACTTATTTGAAGAAGCTAAAGTAATTATAGATAAACAAGAGGAATTAATTA